ACTGATTCTCAGCCATTATTTATCTCCTATGAATTGAATTTAAAACCATATATTATAACTATGTTGTAACTTTAGAAAAATCTAATTTATTTTTTACCACCCATTACTTTTTCAGCACCTGCGATACCAAAACATCCCAAAGTAGTGAACAAGAATGAGTTATATACTACATCATTGATAACAAGGTCTTTTCCAAGAATACCTGTTACAATATCTGCACTCGCAAACAAAACCATTATAGCAAAAGCTCCAAAACCGATGATTGACTTCTCATTATATTCGTTATTGTCTTTGAATATTTCCCACATTTTCATATTCCCTCCATATCAGTTATAAAACTGATTGTTATTAAACTCTTAGTAAGAAAGTATTGCGTAATCGTAACGAAGTGTCAAAGTAATATCTGCCACATCAGTACCATTAGCAAAATCTAAATCATTAAAATTAGCTGATTGAATGAATGCACCTTTCAGTACCCATTCCTCAACTTTATCACCAACTGGTCCTAACATATTAAAAGTAATGTCTTTCTTGTAGAAATCAGCATATCCATCACGACCTGTTACTGATTCGTGGTGTAATCTTACCCACTCCATAACTGCTTGTGCTCCACTTGGAACGATAGGGTCATATAATGTGATTTCCAAAGTTTCCCAAACACCTTTACCTTTAAGGAATCTTTTTACATTGATATGATTTAATTCAATCTCCTCAAATGTAATGTTAGGTCTATTTGCTGTTTTAATAAAGTATGATGGTATACCATCGATATACATTATAAACCTATTCTTTGTTTTAGGTTCAAAACTCTGAAAAAATATTTCATCTGTTGTTAATATGTCGGCCATTAGTTTTCTCCTATAATTTTGCCTTTTATTTTACTCATTAATAAATATCAGTTTCGCAAAAAAGATGTATTAAGTTTGTATATTTTTAATTATGTTTTTCGAAGTTTTTTTGAAGTTTTTTAAAAAAACACTTGACAATGGTTTAAAAAAGTGTTATATTAGTATAGAATTAAAAGATGAATATGAATGAAAGGATTAAGATTATGATTACAAATTTAACAATACCAAATTTTACTGAAGGTTTCACTAAAGAACAAATAGAACAAAATATTGAGATGTTTGTTCAACAACAAGAAACTGCTATAGTTAATCTTTATGAAAATAAAAGAGAAACTTTGGCTTTTAATGAAGGCGGTAACAAAGAAGGTTATCTAAATTTATTAGATGATACTGATTTCTTTACTGTTTATGATTTCTTAAATTGTTATAATGTTCAAGGTTTTACCGATGAACAAGTAGAAGAAATTATTCAAAGAAATTCTTAAAAAATACTTGACAAGTATATAAAAAAAGCCTTATATTATAGTATAATAAAAGAAAGGAAAGGATGTGATATAAAATGAATTAGTTAGTATGTTAGTTAGGTGTTAATATCGTAATCCGTTTGGAACCTGACATAAAAAATCCCCCACTCGAAAGAATGGGGGATTTCTTTTTTTATAAGTTAATTTATAAATTAAACTTATTCAGGAAACGCTGCACCTGTTGGTTGTATTACGAAGTCTAATACGATGAATTCAGCTGTTCTTGTAGGTTGTAAGAATATCTGTCCTACTAACTGATTTCTATCAACAACATCTGGTGTGTTGTTAGATTCATCCATCACAACTTTAAACGCACTCAAACCACTATTCTGTTGAACTTGTGATAAGTATGGGTTTACGATTCCTAAGAATCTGTTACGAGTTGTAGCTGTATTTTGTTCGAATACCAAGTATCTTGAAGAACTTGCAATGAATTTACGAAGTCTGATTAACAATCTTCTTACATTGATTCTATCAAGAGCAGATGGTTTTCCTTGTAATGTTTTTTGTCCAAACACTACAACACCTTGACCTGGGAAAGATGCGATTGGATTTACACGACCTTCATAGAGTTCATCTCTTTCAGTATGTGTTAATCTTGTTTTCGCCTCTAATACAGAACTTAAACCACCACGATTTAATCCTGCTGGTGCAAACCACTCGTGTGCAACACTATCATTGAACGAGATTACGCCAGGTAACACAACTGATGGTGGTACCCACATTGGTTTATTTTTCACTTCGTCAAGAATCTTGACCCAAGGATAGTAAACTGCTGCGTAATTTGTATCAAGTGAATTAATATCACTTACTGCGTTGTTTACACTTCTACCCCATCTTGAACCATCCATAACATAGAAAGCATCTGCACGAGATTCAACTTTACTAATACCGTGATTAGTTACTGAACTATGATACTCGTGAATGATACCAGGTGTTACTAATAGATTAACATCAAACTCATCAGGATTAGAGATAGCGTTTATAGCTCTCTTGAATGCAATTGAACCACTTGTGTTGGCTCCACTACAATCAAAACCTTGTGTGTTTGTACTTGTAATACTATTACCTGTAGCTTTTAATGTTGTTGGATTATCACCATCGAATCCACCTTGAAAAGGAACAACAAATTTCAACTGAGCTTTAGCAGCTGCTGATAAAGATAGATTTTCACTTCCATCTGCGTATGTTGTTACTCCAAGTGAAGATGCATCGGTATGTCCTAACATATTCTCAAGAGAGAATACTGCATTATTTCCACTTCCAGCACTATCTGGTAATGGAGCAAGGTATTGTTTATTATTATCATTATTAAATGCCCAACCATAATATACATTTTGGTCAAATACACCTAATGTACTGGTTTGTGAAGTTACAAAACTTGCACTTGGGATTGTGGTTGTACCAAGAACTGGGTTGGTTGCTGCTGCAAACCCGTGTGGTAGTAATGCTTCATTAATACCTTCAAGGTTTGTTTCATAATCACTTAGGTAAATATGTACTGATTTATTCGGCCAATCACCATTATAGGTAAGTTTACCTTCTGAATCAATAGTTACATATCTATCACCGATTGCTCTTGGTGCGTAATTTACTGAATCTGGGTCAAAATTCAAATTAGTGAATTCTTCTAATACTTCACCATCGTTATTTTCACCTGGATTGTTTCTCAATACTCTTAATGCAAATGAACCATAATCACTACCTGGTACTGAACCAGCTGCAGTTAAATCTGCAATAGCAATTTTGAAATCATCATTAACATCACTTCCGTGTGAACGAGTATTGACTTTGAATAGGTTTCTTCTACTTCCACCACTTAATTGTGATACAATGTAAGGTGTAGTTGCTACTGAGTAATCATTAGTGAAATCTTCACCTGATGATGCAGAAACAATACTCATACTTACATTGGCATCAAAACCATTGTTAGATTGGAAGTATTTAAAGTTTTTGTAAACATATACATCTGTGTTTGTAGTTTGTGGGTCTGTTCCAAAAACCTTAGTGATGTAATTTGCTGAACCAGTATCAAAAGATACAGTTACTGCAGAATTTTCACCAATTGTAAGAGATGCACTTGACCAATCACCCTCTGCTGCTAATGAAGCAGATGTTGGTCCACCTAAATCAAAGGTAGGTGCATTTCTTGATGGTTTTAAAACAGCTGCGGTAAGAGTTCCTAAAGAACTTGACAATGTCAATCTTAAGGTTGAACTCTGATAACCACCCAAACCAAGAACACGAACTATAGTTACTGCTGGAGCATTTTTAATATACTCCTTTACGGTGTAAGGTACATAAAAACGATTATCTAATCCACCAAAGATATTTTCAAATTGTGAAAAACTTGTTACTTGTGTTGGTACAAATGCGGGCCCTTTTAAAGTTGGTCCGATTATTGCAGCACCAATATCAGCAATACCTTGTGGTAGAAATGATAAATCCTTTTCTCGTGTAAATACACCTGGACTTACAATTCTTTCAGCCATTGGTTATTCTCCTGTTATTTTTTTAGATTAGTATGTTAGTCAAAACTAAGTATACTTTTAGTATTTATAAATATAATCCAAAAACCCCAAACTGCATTGAGCAAGGGTAAAAAGTTATTTTTCTTGAGTATTTGTAGTAACTTCTGGTGTGAATTCACCAGTTTCAGTATTTAAATTACCTTGACCATATTTATCTTGTAAAGTTTTAGCCAATGTGGTTTCATTTTCTTTTACTTGATTATATAATCCCTCAAGTTCAACCTCACGAGATTCTATTGCATTCAATTGTTGTTCTAATTGTAATCTTCGAACTCTTAATGCACCAAATTCATTTTGAACTGATTGATAATCGTTTCTTACTGCTTGTAAACCATTTAATTCGTCTTCTGTAAATTTAATGGTATCTGTTTTAGATTTTTTTGCCATTATAACTCCTATTGTAACTTGTTGTTAACTTATATATAAATATAAACTTAATCTTTCAAACAATCACATTTTTGTTTGATTTCATCAACTTCTTGTTTTAATTCTTTGATAGATTCAACCAATACTGGTACTAACTTAGCATAATCTACAGTTAAATGTTTTTCTCCATCATTCTCTCCTATAGAATTAACTTCTTTTACCAACTCAGGTATTACTTCTTGTACTTCTTGTGCAATAAATCCAACATCGTGTCCTCTATCTTCTCGTTTCCAATCAAATTCACGACCTTGTAGTTTTAACACATCACCTAAACCATATTTTGTATCTTGAATATTAGTTTTTAATTTTCTATCAGAGGCAACAGTTGAAGAATATGCAATCACATCTGCATTTGCATGGAATGTACCACCATCTGCGAATCTGAAATCTTCTACATCATCAATTTCAACCTTAATCATTGCATCAGTTCCAAAATCAAAGAATTCATCATTTGTAGATGAACCTATTTTACCTGAAGTTACGAAGTTTGCGGCTGTTAATGTACCACTTGTAGTATCATCGGCATCATTTTTTAAGAATGCATCATCTACATTTAATGTATCACCACTTAATGTAATGTTTGTACCTGCAACTAAATTAGTATCATCTGAAATATCAATAACATTTCTTGTGATTTCTTGTCCACTAATTGTAATGTAATTTCTTGAACCAGCTAAAGTTACATCTGTAGAATTATCTGTTCCAGCTGCATCTACACCTAAATTACTTCTTGCACCTGCTGCATCACTTGCTCCAGTACCACCATGTGCCACTGCGATATCCGTTGCTCCCCAAGTACCAGTTGAAATCGTTCCAAGAGTAGTAACATTTGTACTACCTTGATAACCATCTTTCAATCCATCTGGTGTAACTGCTCTAGCAGTATCTGTACCTGTAGTGGTTTCTGCGGTAGTTGCTAACTCAACAACTCCTGGATTAGTAACACTTGCATTTTCTGCAGTAACGGTAACATCTCCTGTTGCCCCACTTACATCAATACCTGCTCCAGCAACTATCGAAGTTACTTTTGCAGCCGTATTACTTGTTGGAAGTTCTCCAGTTACATCATTTGCTAAATCAATTTGATTTCTTGTGATTGTTT